CAACAAAGAAATCCAAAAAAGTAGATTTTTTATCTTTGATTAAAAATGATAATGACGAGACTTTTAATTAATGGCTGCTTTTGTTTATTATACTGGTTTAACTGCTCTTTTCTTTGTATTGGTAGCGATACTATATTCATTTTTAGTAGTAGCAATGTATAATTATCAATCATACATAATTCAAAAAGAAAAAAGAGCTTTAAGTAAAGAAGTTTTAACTGACTGGATGAACAGTCAATAAAGTTGCCCTTGACCACATGCCCCAACGCATCTTCGGATGCTTGGGGTTTAATAAATACTATTGTAGAGTAATTTTTAGGACAGACACTCACAACCCGATTGAATAAAACAGTGATCGTTCCTATAAAAGTTAATTTACATTAGGCTTTACCGATGTAGTCGATAAGCAACTTTTGTAATATTGTATATATTTTTACAACTTACACAAAGGAGAAAGTAATGGCATCAGAATCATTAAATTATACTAAAGAAGAGCAAAGCGATCTTAATAATCTAAGCTCTAATCTAGAAGTTTTTGAACTTTTGCAAAGTTTATTAGTCCAAGGCCGATTCTACGGAAGTCAAGCACATGCAGTCGTACGCTGCCAGCAATTAGCTGATAATTTAATTAAAAACACAAAAGACTTAATTGAAAAAATACAAAAAGATGCAGAATCTAGATCTGCACAAGGAGAACAAAATGGGCAGAAAAACTAAAGCAGAAGAAGAAAAACTTAAAAAAATGGATGAGATTGTAGCAAGACGAAAAGCTGAAGAAGCTGCAGCACCAGAATTAGCATTTAGTATGCGTCATATTCCAGGAAAACCGTGGGAATTTGTCACTTATTTTATTAAAGGTGGAAAAGTTATTGATACACGAATTAAAGAGTGTATGGATAAAGATCATGCAGTTGAAACATACAAACTGGAATTCGTAACAAATTTTATTCAAGGTAAATAATTAAATGTTTACTTATAGATTAAAGCAAGCAGCAAAATCAACTGGAAAAGCGCTTCTAAAAATCGGAAGATTCTTAAGAATTGTCGATGAAAGAGAAATGCAAATTTCTATTGTTAACATTGCTTGCGGAATTATTTTATTTAAAATTGCAATGTCTCAAAATCCATCAATTTTTGATTTGGGTGGTCTTCTTTTGGGACTTTTAGCGCATTATGGTAAAAAACGAATAACAACTAAAGCAAAAGATCTCGATGATACACAAAACAAACAATTAACTGACATGCAAAACAAGGTAAAAGATCTTGGAGATAAAATTGGTGGTATTGCTGCATCTTTGGGATTTAAAAATTTAAAATAAATTGAACTACTCAACTGTAAAATCTCAAATTCATCAGATAATCATTAGCGAAGTTGCTAAGTATTACGAAAAAGCTATTAGTCCTGCCGGATTGTCGATAGAAGATCTTAAATGTCTTGAAATTATTGCAAAAATAAGTCAATTTGAGCAAGATATTAAGGTTTCTATTGATGACAGTCAACCATCTAAAGAAGAAATATCTGATCTTTTAGCTTTAGTTAAGCAGGCACCAAAAAATGACTGAAGAATTAAAATCTGCAAAGGATAAGCTCTGGAGAGCTGGAGTATTATCTTGGAAACTACACAAAACTCAATTAGATATGGACGATGCTATAAATAATAGCGATCATAGCCTTTTTGTTATTAATTGTGGTCGGCAGATTGGAAAATCTTACTTTCTTTGTGTAAAAGCAATTGAATACGCACTAAAACATCCAGGAGCTAAAATATCTTATCTAGCTCCACAAGCAAAAATGGTAAAAAAGATTATTCTACCTCGTATTCGAGAAATTTTAAAAGATTGTCCCAACGAAATAAAACCAGATTACAAAGTAAATGAACAAGTTTATGTATTTAAGCACAATGGATCTGAAATCCACATAGCAGGAACAGATGCAGGAAGATCAGAGAATCTTCGAGGACAAGTATTCCATTTTGTTATTTGTGATGAGGCTGGATTTATGGACGATTTAAGATATATTGTGTCGTCTATTTTAGTTCCTATGATTTCAACTACTAGAGGAAAAATTATCTTATCATCTACTCCTCCAATCTCTCCAGATCATGCTTTTGTTAGTTATGTTCGACAAGCCGAAAAAGCTGGTTATTATATTAAAAAAACTGTGTACGATAATCCACTTATTGAAGAAAGACAGATTAAAGACCTTATAGAAGCTTCTGGTGGAGAAGAAAGTGATGCCTGGAGAAGAGAATATTTAGCAGAATTTATCACTAGTGCCAGAGATGCAGTACTTCCTGAAGCAAACGATGCTTTAATGACCGAAATTACTCAGGATTGGAAAAAACCAGCATTTTACGACACTTACGTCGCCGTAGACTTAGGATACATTGATAATACTGGTATGGTATTTGGTTACTGGGATTTTTTGAATAATAAGCTTATTATTGAAGATGAAGCGGCATTTAACAAGCCCACGAGCAGTAAAATCGCTGAAGTAGTCAAAGAAAAAGAAAAATCTCTTTGGCAAATCAACAATACTGTAAAAGAGCCTTATAGACGTATAATTGACGGCAATGATATAACAATAGCAGATTTAAATGCTCCTCCAAATAGTTTAAGATTTGTAAAAACAAGAAACGATGACCCTCAAGCAGCAGTGAATGAAGTTAGGGTAATGTTGTACAATAGACAAATTATTATACATCCTAGATGTGTAAATCTAATTTCTGAAATGAAATCAGCTATTTGGGATAATACAGGTAGAAGATTGGCCAGATCAGATGAACAAAATAGAGGTCACTTTGACATTTTAATGGCTTTAGTGTATCTTGTAAGAAATCTTAATAAAAAGAAAAACCCATACCCTCCAGGAGGATATTTTTTAGATCCAGAAACTCATTACATACATCCAGACAAATTTGTACATAAAAATTCAAATGCGGAAGTATTAAAAAAAGCCCTTTTATCTGACTTTAATAAGCGGTTTAAAGGCGAAGACAATTAATAAATTGTATTAAGGACTTATCATGGCAGAAACCACTAACAGAGATCAATATTGGGCAACTTTAGACAAAGAAGAAGTTGCTACAGAACTTAATAAAAAGATCGAAGATTGGTATACTCATATATCTACTAGTGGTATTTTTAGAAGAATGCGTAAATGTTATCTTGCTTATTATGGATTTAGTTCTGCAGGCCAAGGTCATACAGCTTCTGAAGTTACTTACGGCGGCGATCAAGGTGAATTATCGCTGTTTAAAGTAAATCAACTACGTAATATTGTTCAGCATATGCTTGTAATGACTACAAGCACACGTCCAGCTATGGAAGCAAGATCAGTAAATACTGATTATAAATCGCTTTCTCAAACAATTTTGGCAAACAGCATTCTTGATTTTTATATGCGAGAAAGAAAACTAGAGCGTTATTTTAGAGCCGCTGTTGAACATGCTTTAGTTTACGGAGAAGGTTTTATTCGTTTGACTTGGGATACTTCTATTGGCGATGAATATATGATCGACAATGAAGGAAAAACAATTTATACAGGCGATATTAGATTTAGTGTTCATAATCCTTTAGATGTCATTCGTGATGTTTTTCAACCTGATAATAATGAACATGATTGGATGATTGTTCGTTCCTTTAAAAACAGATATGAACTTGCAGCTAAGTATCCTGATCTTAAAGATGAAATTTTACAAATTGGATCTAAAGAAGATATTGATCTTGAATATAAATTAATGAATTTTAATTTAACTACTTCTTCTGATCTTATTCCTGTTTATGAATTTTATCATAAACGATCTGAAGCACTTCCTAACGGAAGAATGGTAGCTTTTCTTACTAGCGATGCAGTAATGTATGATGGAGATTTACCTTACAGAGATATTCCAATTTATAGAATTGCTCCTTCTGATCAAATGCAAACAACTTTTGGATATACTAGTGCTTTTGATTTGTTAGCACTTCAAGATATTACTGACGCGCTACACAGTACAATTGTGACTAACCAAAGTACTTTCGGAGTACAGAATATTGTAGCTCCACAGGGACATAATCTTAGTGTTAGTCAATTGGGCGGTCTTAATTTTATTGAGTATGATCCGGCTTCTGGAAAACCTGAACCTCTAAATTTAACTTTCACTCCTCCAGAAATTTTTAATTATTTGGGATCTGTTGAAAGAACAATGGAAACTATTTCAGGAGTAAACAGTGTAGCCAGAGGTAATCCGGAAGCAAACCTAAGATCTGGAAATAGTTTAGCTTTAGTACAATCTATGGCTATTCAGTTTAACAATGGTTTGCAACAATCTTATGCACAATTAATTGAAGATGTCGGAACAGCAGTAATTAAAACATTAAAAGATTTTGCTTCTGTTGAAAGAACAGCCGTTTTAGTTGGTAAAAATAACAGAACTTACATGAAATCATTTCAAGGTAGAGATCTTAAAGATGTAGATCGCGTAGTTGTCGATATGGGTAATCCACTAGGAAAAACTACTGCTGGAAAACTTGAAATGGCCAATAATTTGCTTCAAATGGGACTTATTAAGTCTCCAGATCAGTATATGACTGTAATGAAAACAGGAAATCTAGACATTATGTTAGAAGGCCCTGTAAGAGAAATGACTTACATTAAACAAGAAAATGAGTGGCTTTCTGAAGGAAAAGAAGCTCCTGTTTTGATTACTGATAACCATATTCAGCATATTATGGAACATAAAGCTGTATTATCTACAATTGAAGCTCGTATGAATCCAGAAGTAATGCGAGCTGTACGAATTCATATCGAAGAGCATGTAAATGCTATGAAAAATGCAGACCCTGATTTATTGGCGATGTTAGGAATTCAACCTCTTCAACCTGGAAAGTCTCAAATGGATAATTTAGATCCAGCAGAAGCAACTGCAAGAAGAGAAACAGAAATGCAACAAGCATCAATGCAACCTCCTATGGCTCCTCAGATGCCAGGACAACCTGCTATGCCTCCAGATATGACTGCTGCTCAACCACTAAGTGTAGAAGAAATGCAGGCTGCTGAAATGCAAGCGATGATGCAATCTCCAGTAGGATTAGGACCTGAAGAATTACCAAATCAACCAAGTTTACCAAAAAATGCATTGACTGGACTTCCTTGGAATCCTCAGTCAGGCGGTTTATAAAGAAAGAGTGAATCATGAGTATAAAAGAAAATACATTTAATGGATTAATTCTTGCAGATGGAGACATGTCTGGAAATTTAGAATCTCCTGCAATCGACACATCTAGAGTTGAAGCAGTGGTTTTTTATGCTAAATGGACAGGTTCTCCTACAGGATCATTTAAAGTTCAAGTTTCTATTGATGATACTAATTATGTAGATTTAGACGATTCTACAGTCGCAGTAACTGAAGCTGGCGATTTTATGTGGAATATTGTAGACACAAACTACGATAAAATTAAAGTAGTATATACTGCTTCTGGCGGTTCTGGAACTTTAAATATACAGGCTAATGTTAAAGGTAAGGAGATTTAAAAATGTCTTCTGGTTATATAAGATTACCACTAGAAGGTGGCGGCGGAACTGGAGCCGTAGATTCCGTTAACGGACAAACAGGTGTTGTAGTATTAGATACTGGCGACATCAGTGAAGATGGTAATCTTTATTTTACCGATCTTAGAGCACAAACAGCAGCTGTAGTAAATAGTCTTGCTGGATCACAAACAGATCAAGCTCCAAGTGTAGCAGCAGTAAATGCTGCATTAGCTGCTATTTCTCCTTCTACTATTGCATTTGAACAAGAAGTATACGTAGCTAAAAATGGTGACGATTTAACTGCAGATGGATCTTTAGGAAAACCATATGCAACTATTCAGGCTGCTATGGCTTCTATTACTGACGCAAGCCCGACAAAAAGATATGCCATCAAAGTAGAAGCTGGAAACTATTCTGAAACAGGTGATTTTGAATTAAAAGCCAATGTTTTTGTAATGGGCGCAGGCAAAGATATCACTCGTATCGGAGCCACATCTTTTAAATTAAATGCAGATTTTTCAGGAAGTGCGGACAATCGTTCTGGCTTTAGTGATTGTACTCTTTTAAATCCGTGCGATTTTGATTGGGATTCTGTTTCAAGCCAAGCCGGAAAATTATATTTTAATCATGTGGTTTTTAATAGCACCTATGATGCAAACGGAGACAACAATGCGATTGCACAAACATGGACCGAAAGTTGTGTATTTTTTGGCGCTTATGCAATTAGTGGTATAAACGCCGGAGTACACAAAAACTGTGTACATTTTAATAGAATTGATTTAAATCAACATCCAATTTTACCTACAATTTTTAATGCTGTCGGCGGTAGCGCAGGACAAACTTTTTTAACAACTACTGTTAATGATTTTAATCGTCGTTGCTCTGCATTCCTTTATAATTTTTGGGCTGGAGACTTGACTGTTGATGGTCCTGTAAGTTATGCAGATGCTACAATTACTTCTATGTCAGCAAGTTCGCCAATTCTTTTAAATGGCGGAC